GTGACGTACCAGAAGGTGATTCAATGGAACCACAGTTCGCAGAGATTCTTAAGACCGACCTCGGCACTGAGGATCAGATACGCGATACAATAGGAAAAACTGCGCCCGAACTTTCCACCGATGCCACTGACGCAATGGTCGGCATTGTCAAATTAGCGACGGCGTATTCAGAGGAGCTACCATCTACCATTTTCGACACTCTTGCTGAGGCAGCGGGCTTTGAAAAGGCGTTTCCCTTTGAGAAACCGCCTGTAAAACCCGAAGAACCCGTAAATGAAACCCCAGAAGAGAAGAAAAAGAGACTGGAAGAAGAACTAGCTGCTCAGAAAAAGACAAAGAAAGGAAGCAATAAAATGGAGAAATCCGACGAGAGCGATCCGGTAACGAAAGCCCTCGAAAAAATAACCAAAGAGGAAGACATCGACTCACTTCCCGAGGAAATCCAAGGCCCAGTTCGATATCTATATAAATCGAACGTCGAGCTCGCAGATAAAATCGAGAAGATGGAAGATGACCGACTCACTAAGGAATTCACAGAGAGAGCAGCGGACTACGCGCACCTGCCCAAGACGGACTCCTTTGCCACACTCCTCAAGAGCATGAGTATGAAACTCGCGCCTGAAGAGTTTACGGCAGTAGAAGGAATCCTGAAAGCATCAGAGGAGGCTCTTAAGGAGTCAAATCTATTCGTTGAGGTAGGTTCGGAAGCCGCAATCACGGGAACACCCGAAGGTCAACTCGCTTCGCTCGCAAAACAGCGTGTAGAGAAGTCCGAAGGCAGCATCACGTTCGCGCAGGCAATGTCTGACGTGACCATGGAGCACCCCGAGATTTACGACGACATGCTCAAGAACAGAGGAACAAGATAATGACTGGCGGAGATATTCCACTGGCAGATTACACATATAAAGCAGGCGTAAGTTTTGCTGCGAAGCAATTTTATGGCGTGTATATCGACAGCAGTGGCTTAGCACAACTCGCAACGTCCGGCTACCCCATGATGGGTATCATGCAGGACAACCCCGCGGCAAGCTCGAGGGGCGCAGTTCGTGAACTCGGACACTCGAAAGCAGTAATCTTGACAGGTTGCACCATGGGAGACCCGCTTAAGGTCTCAAGCACAGCCGGACAACTCACGACCGGAACGCTTGCCTCAGATATTATTGTTGCAGTTGCTCTCGAAACAGCAACAGCGACAGGGCAAGTCATCGAGGTCGCGCTTACGGCAAGAACAGCCCAGGGCGTAGGGTCACGTGTAGGACACCTCGTATATCGTATTAACCAAGTAGGGTTAACGACCACGAAGGCTATTTACACGGCACTTCCGCTTGGGTTCTCAGGCACGATAAAGGACTGGTTTATATTATACACGACCGCATCAACAGGGAGCTCAGGCGCAGGAACGCTTGACTTACTATTGACGACAGCGGCAACACCCAGGCAACTTTATACAACGGGCACTACAGCGACCACGATAACGCTCAACAACAGTACAGCAGTAGGGACAAAGGTTGCGTCTAACGCAGCGCCTACACTGAACAACACGTTCGTAGACACGGACACACTCGAAATCCACACAACGAACAGCACAACGTTTGCGAGCTGCGCGGGTGTATTCGAAGTGCACATCATTACAAACTAAGAGGTAAACAAAAATGCCACAACCAACTGTAAGTGATGTTCACGTAAACGTCCCACTGACGAACATGAGCATCGCCTATATACAATCGCAACAGGCGTTCAGAGCGGCAGAGATCTTCCCGATGATCCCTGTTCAAAAGATTTCTGACAAATACTTCTACTACACGAAGGACTATTTCTTCACAAATGAAGCAAAGATTCGTGTGGACGGAACTGAGTCAGAAGGAACAGGCTACGGGATTGACTCGTCTAACTCATATAGCTGCGATGTCTACTCACTGCACAAAGACCTTGGCGACATGGTCATGCAGAACGCAGACAGCCCGCTTAATATGCAGAGAGACGCGACGCTTTTCTTGACGCAGAAGCTATTGTTAGCGCGTGAGAAAGAGTTCGTTGACACGTTCTTCAACGAAACTGTATGGGGTTCTTCTACAGCAGCCACTCCCAATGCCGTTGCTCACTCCGGTTTAACCGCTGGATACGGAACACCAGCATCAGCGCTTTGCTACTGGGATGACTACACATACAGCACACCAATCAAGGATGTTCGCCACTACAAAGTGGCAATGGCACAATCCACAGGATTCACGCCAAACACGCTTGTGATGGGGCCTCTTGTGTTTGAGACCCTTGCTCAGCACCCCGATGTGCTAGAGCGTGTGAAATATGGCGGCGCTCCAGGAAGCCCGGCAGTAGTCACAGAACAGGCTCTTGCTGAAGTCCTTGGAATCGACCGTGTTGTCGTGCCAATGGCTGTGCTTAACAGCTCGCTAGAAGGCACCGCAACGGCAAGCTATGACTTCATGTATGGAAAGCACGCACTGCTTTGCTACAGCAACCCAAGTCCCTCGCTCCTGACACCTTCCGCCGGATACACATTCGGTTGGCAGGGTTATCTGCAAGGATCAGGTATGGGTGGCGCAGGCGGCTGGTTTGCAGTCCGCGACTTCCGCATTGAGCCGAGACGTGCGATGCGTGTCGAGGCTGAGATGGCTATGGATATGAAACTGGTCTGTTCTGACCTTGGCATATTCATGACAAGTGTCATCACCTAGTCTAGTCCTAGAATCTAGTAGAAAAATGAAAAGGTGAAGGAGTCCCAAAGAAAATGACGTGGAGCTACTCAGGCGATCCGACTACGTCGAACCTAGATGTGATGCGGATTCTTCTAGGGGACACCGACACCAACCATCAGCTTCTCCAGGACGAGGAGCTGAATTTTTATATTTCACAACAGAACAACTTATATTATGCCGCTTACTTGGCAGCCGACGCGATAGCGGCGCACTTTGCACCAGGCACACAGGAAAGTCTAGGGGATTGGAGCGGTTCATATCAACAGAGGTATGAGCACTTCGTTGCGTTAGCACGTTCACTTAAATCAAAAGCCGCGGAGGGCAACTGCCGCATTGAAGGCGGGGGTGCCTATATGCTCGCATTCTTTGGAGGCGTAGAACCCGTAGAGGCTGAGACCGATGAACACCCGCGCAGGTTCAAGCGCGATCAGATGATTGATAACACTTGGTAAATAAAAAATGACATCCGAACTTTTTACAGATATAACCGCTATAATTGCCGCGATTGATGAACTCGCTGTCGATATGGCTGCAGAGGCTACACCGACGACGATGAGCACGTCAACAGCAACTAAGTTAAGAAATATGATACAGGATCTCTATAAGATTCAATCAATCGAAAAAAGTTAATTCAATTCACTATTACACATTCACACGCAAATTAAGGAGGTAGGAGGCCCACTATGGGATATAAGGATACTGAAGGAAGGAACTTTTTTAGAGGGAAGTATATAACAACTGACGCGCTCGATGCATCAGCAGCAATACCAATTACGCAACTTGATGCGCCGGACAGCACTTATATTTTCGTCGCGACCAACGGGAGCGACGCCGGCACAGGGTCTATTATCAGGCCGTATGCCACGGTGACAAAGGCGTTTTCAGTAGTAACATCGGCACGCAAGACTATCTTTGTTATGCCTGGTGATTATGCAGAGGCTTCAACATTAACGTGGCCCAGTATCGACGGCGTGCGCCTTATCGGGATGGATTCCCAAGGCAACGTTGTGATCAGCGCAACCGGCACATCAGTGATAAGCATAAATCCAACAGGCAGTATTCCCGAAGCGTTTATCCAAAACGTTTGCATCGAACACACCGCGCAAGTAGGCTTACAAATAGACAATGCCGCAATGACGCGGAAGATCATTGTTCACCTAAAAGGGGTGTCTTTTAGTCAAGTGAGCACGGGGAACTCTATTGATATAGATCACTCAGTGACAACACAGGCTATCAGACTCTATGCAGACGAGTGCAGGGAAATCGAGGGCGCCGTTAATATCGTGCCGTATAACGATGACGACCGATTTAGGTTTAACAACTGTGAACTCACCGGCGGCATCACGCTTGCAGACCACGCAGTGGCAGCAGAACTCACGATTATAAACTCGATGGTGCTGACCAGCGGAATAAGCACGGGAAACGCGGCGACCGTGTTAACGAACAGTGGTTCATATTACCGAACAGACGCGGGCGTTTATTCCGCGTGGACAAACGCGTATTCAACGTGAGGGGACAATAATGGTTCAGAAAGTTGTAATAGTAAAAGACGGCACAGAACAAAACCCCGTCCCGCTAGATATGGGCAGCAGTGGTTCGTTAGGGGTGCAAGTAAAAGGCATTAGATCATTAGCAGCAGGATGCACAGCACATCGAACAGCTCTCACGTATGGCGACTTAATCGGCCCTGTAACGTTAGGCGCGACAAACATACCGCTTAATCAGATAGCACCAACGACTGTACAAGGTGCCGGATTTGCAGACGGCGGAGCAGGGGGCAATCTAGGTGCAGCATCTCACATCGGCGCATACGCCATAAGAAACGGTATGGGCGTAACGATGGCAAGTGGACTCGGCACGGTAACGCCAACGGCTAGTCATTACATTAGAATGACTATACCCGCAGCATGGGGGTCTAGTCTCACTCTTGGAGCCGACGTTTATTATGAAATTTTTACGTCACTTGCTACTGATGTGACACCTAAGCATGTGGCGACGTTCACTGCGGCTCAATTAGCGGCAGGCGGATGTATCGTTACAACGGTAGAAACCCCACTTGTTAACGGAGCGGCAGGTGCATGGGCCGTAGATATAGGTGTGTTAGGAACAGGCATGCAATCAGGCACAGCACCATTCGCACAAAGCACTGCTTACCTAACTACCCCGACAGCCGTCAATACAGCAGGATACAACAACGTTGACGTATTCGTGGATGTTTCTGTAACGTCTCTCGGAGTGACAACGCAACCGGCATTAACATTGCTTCCCGTTTTCTTGGACGACAAAGGTGGGGTTAACTATCATGTAGGCGCCCCAATGACCCCCAGTATTGAAGGTGGAGTGGGGCTGGCTAAAAGAATGGTGTATAATCTCACCACAAACGGGGCGAGCGTGATAATCCTCGTTGCTTCGATAACAAACGTAACAGTTAATCGAATCGACATCGTGCCAACAAGCGTAGTCTGAACAGGTGGAACAAATGGTAGACAGACCAAAAGCACGACTACCTTATGCTTCACTAGGAGGCCGACGCGCAAGAGCGGCTGAGACAGTTCGCCATGTGGGTTGCTCTAGTCTTAGATATTGGAGGCGAATGTAAATGGGTGCAGAAGGCGTTAAATGGGTTTCAAATGCGACATCACCGACGTTAACACGTTATCATGGCGCACCGACGGCGAACGTGCTTTATTCACCAGCAACTCAAGCGGCTGCTACGTCTTACTTTGACGCGCTTGCTCCTTGGGGGTTGATGGGTCGTATTTCTATGCGGCCTGACGGTTCGGTAGCGTCCCGTTGTAAAGTAAACCAAACTTCGCTTCAGGTTGCGAATAACTGGGGTGATAACTGCTATTCAGATACTAACGATGACGCCAACGGACAACAGAAAATAGTTTACATTAAACAGTTCTGCTACTACATCGATACGTTAACAGCAAACCAAGTGTGGTATTGGATAGGCCAAATAGGTGATACGTTTAGGTTGTCGAACGACAGTGTTGATTACATCTTCACATCCGCAGATATTCACCCTGCTTTCATAGTTGACGGTGTTGCAAAATCAGGAATGTTTATAGGCGCGTATGAGGCGTCGCTTAATTTATCAAACGTGATGCAATCGGTAGCCGGAGTTACACCGACAAACCAAGCAATTATTCAAAGCGTATCAACCGCACGAGGATACGCAAACGCCATTGGGTCACGTTGGGGTTTCTCGACTGTACAGGCGTGGGCGGCGACGGTGCTCTTATTCATTATTGAGTACGCAACGTTTTATTCGCACGGTCTATGTTTCGGCTACGGTAACGGCAGCGCCAACCCACTTAGCACCGGCACTACGACCTCATACGGAAATGCAACCGGCTGGACAGCCGCTAACAGTAGCGCGGTTGGGATGACGTATCGCGGGATTGAAAACTTGTGGGGTAATGAAGGACAGTTCTTAGAGGGATATAATATAAAAGCCGACTACGCCGTTTGGTTGGCCGCGCAATCCGCGGCGAGCGGATATTATGACTGCACCGCGTTTGATGGCGCAAAATACATTAACACTACATTGTCGTTGCCCCCGACTGTGGGTGATTACACAAAATCTATTGCTACCGGCACGTATGGGTGGGGGTTTATACCGGCAACAGTGGGTGGTGGCGCATACAACACATATGCATGTGGTACGATTGTCCCTGCTACGGGTAACAGAGTGGTCTTTGCAACAGGTCAATTTGCGCAAAGCTGGACTGCACAAAACCCGTTATCACAGTGGTGTGCTGGAACAACGGCTGCCACTGCGTCTCAAGGTTATCGAATACAATATCTTCCATAAAGTGAGCTAATAGACTAACATGGCACTAAGCGGAGTAACGAAATGGTGGTGGGCGAGTCCTTATAATTCACCCAATCATCGGGTAAACTGGCCGACTATATATGACCCTGCGTGGCTTGCAGAGCAGGGGGTGGGGTTACTGTTATCCCCGACATTTGAGTGGTTACAGCCCGGAACGCTTGATGACCCGCCAAATGATTTGATGTACCACTTTGACCTAGCGTTCGAGGACGCTTTTGTGTTATGTGCCGACTATGATATTCCTGTGATGCTCTGTCTAAACGAACTCACATATCCTTATGATCCAAATATTACGAGCTGGGAACAGTTATTTACAACACCATGGTCGTATTGGGAAAATAGATACAGCGACCTTTTCACAGCGATAGAGGCTAAATGGGGGGCAAATGGGACGGATGGGCATGTATTGGTTGGGTACTGGTTGGAGAATGGGACAGATAATTTTTTTGAGTGGTTCCGAAGTTTTACAGACTTAGAAATTCGACAGGGGCTATACCATAATATGTGGCACGTCGCTGGACAATATGGTGCGTATATCGGTAACGGCGACGAATCAATGGAAAGCGCGATGGCCCGTAGGATGTCTAAGGTGGACGGCGTTGATATTGAGTTATGGTGCTATAATGATATTTCACCAACGTATGACCTGCAAGGTTGCGCGAAATACATACGCGATAATTCCCCCCCCGATATGTCGCTCGGGTTAAATGGAGCGGCGCATGGGGGGCCACTATATGACTATACAATTCCGAACCCACCGGAATCACCTCAGTATGTTCCTAACGCGCCAAACCCATATCCTATGGCGCATGGGGTGTATGGTGTGATGATGCCGCTTAACGTAGCTGGTGATGACCCCCCAGCATCGTTCGCGGTACAAACGCGGCGGTTTATGACGGCTGCAAACATTATTAAAGAGGCCGCAGGTGGCGCGTTTGACGCAATTAGTATACAAACAGGAAACGGCGATGAGGCTATAACCCTCTTTGATAAGGATGTGCCGGATTGGTTCCCTCGCGTAAAAACAGACCCGACATGGTGGGAATTTCAACAAGAAGATATTTTGTTCTGGGAATCACAAAACTTCATGACTCCAACGGATACAGTTTATCTGTCAAATGTAGCATACGAGGTGAGCTAATGACAATAGGACACTGGTTTACAAACGGGCGCTACTTAATGAACGCGGGCGTTAGCGGAGCGTTCACGTGGAACAGTTCTGCTTCTACTACGAATTACGCTATATATGCAATGCTCGTTAATAGTGCTACTTACATTCCAGACCCGCGAGATACTACGGCGGGCGTTGCAGGTTATAATGGCGTTATTCCAAACGCCGCAGAACCTTTAAAATCCACAGGTTATCTGAGAGTCCCAGTTCCGTTAGCGAATATACAGACGTATCACAAAGATAACCCAGATTCAGATTATATAATATACCCCTCTAGTGCAACGGGTGTAAATTGGACAGTAAGCGCGGGAACAATTACCGCAGATACGGTTTTGTTTTATTGGGATTTAAACATTAAAAATCACGTAGAGACGGGGTTGGTTGTAGGGGGGTCTTACCATCTTGATGATGTAACAGGTGCAGGATACGATTCTACGAGTCAATTAATAGGTTATGCGTCGATTGTAGACAATCTCACAGGACTCAGTTCTTGGACAGCACCAGACGCAATAATATCTTCTTTCGATTCATCAAGCGGGTACTATCAGGTATTAGCTTCACAGGTACGTTAAAATGTCAAGCACCGCAACAATTGGCGCAGTAGTAAGCTACGAAACAGTTGGATGTTTCTCAACCAGAGGGGCTTCCCGTGCAACGTTTGGTGCTGTAAGCTCACATGAACTTTCAAGTTGCCCGCTTACGATTGGCGTAATTCCAGATGCAAACATAAACCAATGGCAAAATACCGACCTTGCGTTTACGGTTTGGACTACCAAAGGAGAACTAAACCTCGATAACGCAGAGATAGATTTTGTTATAAGGTCGAGTAGTGGCGCGACAATAACCACAAAATCAACAGAATATTATTCGGTTATAACGTTTGGAAATACGCTTGTCATTCACCTTAACGAGAACGAACTACCCGCAAATAAAACAGCGTATTACACCGCTACGATAACGACTTCCGATGATCTCGAATACTCAATGACAGGGCTTATTCACGTATCTGGAACCGCAGTCGATACGTGCTTTATGACCGACGTATCGATTCCTGAGCGTTCGATTGATGTCATTTCTACCATGCAACGGGGCGAATTAAACGAAATACCCGAACGTAGCGTGTCAACGATTTTATGCGCCAGACCATCGCATATAATTCAGAATGTAGAACGCACTTCAGATGTTATTAATGCAGAACGAATGGTCGAAACGCTACCGTGTTCACATATATCAACCCCAATAACCACATCAGAACGCACGTCTGAGATTATCGTTATAGCCCCGTGTGGAAAGCGAAGAGGAGTGTAAATAAAAATGACGGCAGATTTCATAATATACGCAGACGAGGATTGGCCTCAGCAGTTTCAATATGTTGACAGCCAAGCAGCAGGGATTGATATTTCTGATGCGGTTTCGATTCTATTCGTGGCAACTACAGGTGGTGCGTTAGCAACCCCGACATGCACATCACCAAACTGCATCAAGAAAAGCTTAGGCTCCGGTATTGAGTTCACCGATGACGGAACAGACGGGGGCTTTACGGTTACTATAGACGGCACATCTGGCATGGGTGGAAAGACATTCGGCTATGAAATAAAACTCATTGACGTGAACACACTCGAACGCGTAATATATCCCGCCCCAGGAGCAACAGCCACGTTTAACGTTCTCGAATCACTAACAGATGGGGTAACGCCGTAATGGCCGCACTTACGCTGGTGCAGGAAGAAGATGAAAGTAAAACCCTCACGGCTATTTCCGCACCCGTGTTTGGTTCTACTGTTGTATGGGTAATGCTCGACCGAGTGACTAAAGCAGTAGTTCTCACAAAGAACATCTCAGACGCAAAAATCACAGGAACCAGCATTGTAGTTGATGTGGCGGCCGAAGATACGGAAGCTTGTAAAGGTGCTTATTATTATGAACTATGGCAGCACGGAACGACTGATAAGCTACTTGACAGCGGCACCGTGCAGATCACCCCGACATATGCGGGTGATGTTTCATAAATAACGATTACAAAACTAGATACTGACTTAAAGGCAAAATCGGAAATTGGAATATAGGTAATAGGAAACACGGAGAACCAAAGGAAAAATGTCTGATGTAGAACAACTAGGCGGCAAGTTTTTGCTGTACGTAAATACGGCAGCGACCGACGCAACCCCCACGTGGACGAAAGTGGGCGGCCAGCGAAAGGGCAAACTGGGCAGAAAAAGAGACGTCGTTAAAGCACAGCACAAGGACTCTTTCCCTGAATACAGGAAGGTAAGAGGATACAGAGACTGGACTTTCGACTTTGATGGCGTATGGATCACTGATAACTCTACAGGCATACAGGACGCCGGGTTTAAAAAGTTACAAGAATGCGACGATGACGGCGTAGATGCTTACGTGCAGATCGTCACACCTGTTGATACTCTACCGGCAGGCTCAGGGTCGACGTACACGGGACATGTTGTAGTGGCCGAACTCGATATCGACGGCCCGCATGACAATTTAATTACTTACACAGGTAAGCTCGAAGGAAACGGCGCAGTTACATTTGACGAGTGAGCGGGGTTAGAAAAATGACTGTAGTTCTATTAACCCCAATAGTTCCAACGCTTGACGGAACAGACCCCGAGGAACTCTTGTTCACCGCAGCTGCAGTGAACCAGTGGGCACCGATACACGTGGATATGATGACCCTGGTGTTTATCAAGAACACCGATGATAGCCAGTCACACTCGCTGACGTTTCAGCACTATAAGACCGGCGATGCGGATGAAGTTGTATCAGTAACAGGAGCAACAGCAGGTGCCATGAAACTGGCTGGTGTGTTCTTACCATACCGATGGGCAAACCGAACGGCAGAGGACGCGGAGGCGGGATTGGGCAGTTGTCAGCTTACGTGGAGCGCAACGACAGGAATGAGCATAGCAGTGGTTCACGTGCCATACGCTTCTAAATGAGGTATAAAAAATGGTAGTAATAACTCCAATCGTTCCCACGCTAGCAGGCACTACATTTGCAGTTACGGCAGCAGCAGCAGTGGACGACTACATTCCAATTAGTTCTAGCATGCGAACGTTGGTCGTAATAACAAACACCGAAGCCTCTGGAAACACCATGACCTTCACGAGTCAGGCAGATGAGTGGGGTAACACTGGTGCTTCGCTCAATAAGGCCGTTACAATCGGAGCAAGCAAAACATATATCACAGGCACTTGGTTGCGTGACCGATGGTCTGAACCCGATACACCTACGGACGACGCGAACACTTGTACAGTTGTATATAGCGACGCGGCGCATACGAGTATCGCAGTGATTAACGTGCCTAACGCTTCGAAAGATTAGATGGCAAACGTAAGCGGCTACCCCCTCGATGCAATGGTTTCAGACGGAGCATATAACGCTACGTTCTCCGTCTATCGCGCCACAGAAACACTTAACGATAGTGGCGGGGAGTCTAAAGCGTGGGCCCTCGTAGATACGGGAGTGGGTCGCACGCGAGAGCTCAATGACAGCGAACGGTCGTCAGATGAGGTTCGGAAAGTTAAGATGTCGCACAAACTGTATTGTGATCCGACTATAGATATACAACGCGGGGATGTGGTGGTCTTTACCAATGCACCAACCGGGGGGACGGAAACGCTATTAATCATAGATACCCACCTCCCTGATAACGTGACGCACCATTATGAGATCCTTGCCAAGTCCTTTGCGACAGGCAGCAGCGAGACCCCGATGGGGTTTGACGTTTTATGAGCGGAATAAACTTATCGGCTACCTTTAAAAGCAGCATAAATAACGAGGCCATCATGGAGATGGTAAAGAAAAAGGGCGGGCCAGCGGTTAAAGCGAAAGCCGAAAAGGTATGCGCAGTAGCTAGTGATAACGCCCCCGTGTTGAGTGGCGCTTTAAGGGATTCTGGACACGTAGTAGAAAAGGAAAAAGACGTGGTTTATGAGATAGTGTTTGACGCTAAGTCCGAAGGAAGCGATGAGTCATATGCACGATGGGTCGAAGAAGGCACTTCCAAGATGGACGCACAACCATACTTACGACCGGCGATTCTGGCGGCAAAGGATTCAGATTGATGGTGCTCGGCCTTCGGCCTCGCTATAATGTGTAGATGTTAACGTGTTAACCAAGGGGTAACAAGATCTAAAGATGACCTACCAACTCACCAAAGCAATTTACCAAATGCTCATCAACGAGTCCACTATAACAGATCTTTTAACCACCTATCACGGCAGCCCCGCAGTGTTCACATTTGCCCCATACCCAGAATCTGCACAAAAACCATTAATCATAACTGAAGGATCTGTAAGCGATACCAACCAGGACACGAAAACAACGATTGGACATAACATACTCAGAGATGTCCGGTGTTACACTGATGAAACCGGCGACCAATCGCTTGTGGAAGAGATAGGATTTAACGTAAAAGAACTGTTCCATAGACATGAGGAAAAACTAAGTTCTTATCTGACCGGCTTCACGGTGTCTAAATGCTGGGCAGCAGGGCCACGTAGCGCAAATGTGCATACAACTGATGAATACGTATATGGCAGGATTGTTTCTTTGAGCATCTGGCTTACGAGGATACAGGGGGATATGAATTGGCCACCACTCTAGATAGAGACAAACCCGTTAACGTGCATGAGGGTTGTAAGCTGCTTCCTTTCTCACTTATCAAGTTAGGTGATCCCGTTAAGTTACGATACACTATAGGTGCTTTACTTGAGCTAGAGCAAACCTTCTCAAGATCCTTATGGACAATCATAGAGCAAGCGTTACTAGGCACCCTGGGGGAAGAAGAGCAAACTACTATTCTTTGTTTAGGCATACCAGGTGCCACAATGAGCTGGCTCAATGGGAAGCTTAATGATATAGCGCGGAGCGAAGCGAAGCGCGCATTCAAAGTATCGCAACTCGAGCTTACCAGGGCTATTGGGCATGAAGTTATTTACGACGATGCGGGGAACCCTATAAAGATGCAACCGCGCACAGTCGATTCATACAAGAGAGCGGACGTGCGTGACACTGAGAGCTTCGAGGTCAAAAAACCCAAACTTGAAACCTTCGGACAGTGGTATGAGCTCGCCCTCACACAACTTTTTCAGATGGGTGTAACGATTCCCATTGAAGAACTTATGTCGATGATGCCGATTGAGCTTGAGGCGTTTTTCTCAAGCCATGACCGGAGACTTATCTATATTCAAAAGATGGCTATATTCGAGGCGTGGCACAGTGCCGCATTCGAACGGCAGGAGAAGCTGCCAGACCTTGAGCCAATAATGAGACGGATTGATCGACAATCCGACAAAGCAACGTCGTCCAAATTCACCAAGGACGAAGCACAGCACATAATAGACAAAGACAAAGAAGACGCCGCAGCAGTTGAGCGGCTACGTGAAAACAAACAACAGAGACAACAAGCGAAACAGAGCACAGACGGTGAAAAGAAATGAAACTAAAAGGTGAATTGAAATGGAATATGTTGATGATAGATCGCCCCAAGCGACTGCAGAAGGCAGACGTTCGTTAGGGATAAAAAAGGCTGTTTCTGACGCGCGGACTATTAAGTTTGATCGCCCCAGGGTATTCGACTTTAGGACTCCCAGTATTGTTCAGATGGAGCGGATGCTTCATATGAAAAGCTGGCAGATCGTGCAGGAGTTTAGCGTCGGAGGCTGGAGTCATGAAGAACTCATGGGCGTATTGTGGACGGGACTCTTACACAGTAATCCAGATATAAAAATCAACGATGCGTGGGCGATTTGGGATGCCACGCCTATTGAGGAACGCACCGACGCGGCGATTGAGCTTGTGAAGGCGTTAACCAGGGCGCTTGGAGCGGGGGAACAGATGGGCTCAGAAATCACGGAAACCGAGGAGTAAAAAGATAAATGGCTGACGTCATCGGTGAAGCGTTATTTGATATTAAAGCAGGCACGACAGGTTTCCTGAGCGATATATCCGGCGCCGTCGGCAAAGCAGAAGATATGTTCTCCAACATGGGGAACAGCATGTCCTCTAAGTTGCAGGGTGTTGGTGGCATAATGACCGCTAGCATTACCGCACCCATCATAGCCATCGCGGCGTTTTCACTTGAGAGCGCCAAAGTAGTTGATGGTGCGATGAACACCCTGATCCGAAAGACTGGTGAAACAGGTGGTGCAGCAGATCGGCTCAAAGAATCGTTTAAAAACGTCTTTGCTAAAGTTCCCGAAGATGCTAACACGGTTTCAGATGCAATGTCCACCCTTCATAATCGGCTTAATTTAACTGGCACAGATCTCGAAAGCGTAACTAAAACAGGCCTAGAACTTGCACGAATGATGAAGACCGATGTAAACAGCACAATTGAAGGTGCTGCCAAGGTTTTTGAAGCGTGGCACGTTCCGGCAAGCGAAATGAGTGTGGATTTGGATAAGTTATATGCCGCTACCACAAAAACCGGCGTCCCGTTTAACGAGATGTCTAGTGCGTTGACCAAAGTCGCAGCAGTAGCACTCGCGGCCAACGTTCCTATGGATTCTATAACGGCAGCGGTGGCTTCATTGGGTGCGAATGGTATTCCTGCGAAACAAGGAGTTTCACTCGTTACCGAAGCGATAACCAAGATGCAAGAGAAAGGAATAGATGCAGGCACAGAACTTCCCAAGATGTTTCAGCGAATCGCCGATGGGCAAGCAACGGATGCAGATAAAACACTATTGGGTGCGAAGAATTATGATAAACTCAAAAGCTCTCTTTCTGATACTAAAAATGGTTATGACGCCCTCAAGGAAACAATGAGTGATTCCAAAGGCAAGATAGACGAACAAGCCGAAGCCACGATGACGTTTAGTGAAAAACTGAATATATTTAAGAATGATTTGATGCTTGCCTTTGAGCCATTAGGTAAAGTCATAATCAACGTCATGAAAAGCGTACTTACCACCGTCCAGCCGATTCTTCCAGTTATCACTAGCATCTTTGGTGTCTTCTCACACATGCCCGGGCCCGTGCAACTTATCGTAGTCGCTGTTCTGGGAATCCTTGCAGCAATAGGGCCAATATTGATGATTCTACCAGCACTCGCAGCAGGGTTTGGCATTCTTACAACTATTATGGGGGTTCTGGGTATCGCTTCGTTAGCAGCGTTTGCACCGTTTATAATAGCTGGAGTAATTATAGCTGGCGTTGCCATATTATTGTATCTACTTTATACAAGATTCAAGCCATTCCACGATGCCGTCGACCAAGTCGTCGGCTGGATAAAAACACTCTTAGGCGATCTTATGAGTGGGGACTTCGGCAAGCTCGGGGATGACTTTAAGAAAGGCATTCTTGGGGCGTTGGATGCCATCAAGAAATTTGATTGGGGAAGTCTCGTAGCTACGTTATGGGGATTTATTGCAGGAGGTGGACTTTTAGGTAAGTTAATAGGATATCTCCAAACTCTTGATTGGGGTAGTTTCGTAGCTACGATATGGAGCTTTATTAGTGGCGGTGGACTTTTAGGTATGCTGATTGGATACCTCCAAAGTCTTGATTGGGGTCAGTTATTTAACACCGTCAAGGATGCTTTTGGAACGATTGGACTCGCAATATTGGGATTTATCGTAAGCGTTGACTGGGGGCAAGTTTTAAATGCGTTAGTAGGCGCCCTTGCAGACATCGGCGCCCGCGTTATAGGTCTTATAGTAAGCGCCGATTGGGGTCAGATAGGCTCCGCGTTAGCGGGTGCGTTAGGCAGTGTTCACGTTTCACTTGATACCACACCACCGTTTTTGCATATCGGCTTTGGAGCGCAGGGTGCTTACGTTAGATCACGTGCGGGCGGACAGCTCATGGTCGTGGGTGAAGGCGGAGAGGATGAGTATATAATCCCCGCAAGCAAGATGGGCAACTTAGGCGAAATATCCGCGCTCCCTCAGATGTCCGCCGGCGGTCTTGTTAGCGGAGGAATGGTAAGCTCGTTAGGCACCAGCGTTAAGAGCACCCAAGCAGGCAACACCACCTTTAACGTCGTATTCAACAACGCAACACTCACATCAGTAGACGAAGCAGAAAGACTGGGTCGCAAGATGGCTTACTCAGCTAATGAATATCAAAGAAGGTCAGGGCATTCGAGGGGGTAATATAGAATGGCAGCAACAATAGGCAAAGTTACATTCGACGGCAAAAACCTGACAGAAGCTCCGTATCATGCGCACCTCACAACAGAAGCGAAATACTGGTTCCTTGACGGGTTTGAGAGTATGCAGATCCCCGTTGACCCTCAGAGGCTCATATCTACACAACCATATCTAAAGGACTGGGTAATAAGCGCCGTGTTCAGGATAGAACCTCCAGAACCGACAAGAAAAGCGATGCTTACCGCGCTTGCTAACTTCGCTACGTTACTCGACCCAACGAAAGGAGAGAAGAAACTTATCTTTGATGAGTTCCCATATTCTTATTTCCTCGCGAAAGGGCAGACGTTTACACTAGCAAACGAAGCCACAATCCCTTACATGGTCGACGTCGACGTGAACTTCGCGTGCACAGGGCCCTCATACTCGAACGTTGAAACGGTGGTTAACACTGCTCTCGCATCGACGACTGATTTTATAGTTACATCTGACGGCAACGCATTATCATCCCCGCGTTATCGCATAACACCTAGTGCAGCGT